GGGAAAATGGGCTTGAAGGCCCCATTGTAATTTCCCGCTAGTTATTACTCCCCACTGGGCTTGCTCAGTGGAATGGAAATTAGCACTTCTTTATTATTCATCAATAACAATGAAAACAAAAACAACAAACTACAAAACAATAAGATTAGTATCTTACTGGATCATAGCCTGTTGGTTTAGAAGAATACCTTCATCACAAATCCTCACAGAAATCTGGATAAACCAGGTTGAATGTTGGGAAAACTCCAATGGACCGATATGGACAATTCGACAGATCAAAATGATCCGTCAATTAGTCATATCCTATTTATCTGAAAAACCTCAAAAAGAAGTTAAACAAATAATAGGAATAAATCGATCTAATGGGTTACCAAAATCCATAACCTATTTACACAAATTAATAGAGTCTAAGGATAAAGATAACCTTCGATTTGTTTTTACATTATTATCAATCTCTAGAACTATCCCAGGTTGGATTGATCCAAATTTAGAGACAATAACAAAACCAAGTAATCCTGATTCAAAATTAATTTCTGAATTAGAATCTTACATGGAAGTATTCTTGAAACAAAACGGTTGGAAATTTTCATTACCAATCGAAATGAATCCAGAACACATGTTATTCTCTTCTAAATCTGGTCCTAATGGGACAGCTACCCGGACATCATTATTTGATTTAGTAACGATGCCAGAAACTCTTTTAGAAGTTTTGAGAGCAACTAATATTAAAGAATTAGTTGGTAAATATAAAGATTTACTATCTCCAGATCGAGTTAAATTCTATCATGCCGTACAACAGAATTGGCCTAAATATCAAAAACTTACGAAGGAAGATAAACGAATATCTCCTTCATGGTTTGATCAATTTAAGGTTAATCCCATTATAGGACATTGTCGAAAATTATCAATAGTTCAAGATCCAGAAGCAAAATCACGAATAATCGCGATTTTTGATTTTTGGAGTCAAACTTATCTAAGACAGATTCATAAAATCCATTTTAGATTTTTAAGACAATTCTCAACCGATAGAACTTTCACTCAAGATCCCTATATCTCTGGTAAACCAGAAGGACATAAATATTACTCTTTTGACTTATCCGCAGCAACTGACCGTTTTCCACGTGATCTTCAAAAAAGACTCATAGCGAAAATGTTCGGTGAAGAAACTGCTTGCCAATGGGAGCATATATTAACAACAGAGCCATTCTATGTTCCGTGGACTGAAGGTTTCATACATTATGAAGTCGGTCAACCCATGGGAGCATATAGCTCTTGGACTACATTTACAATAACTCATCATTTAGTTTTACAGTATATTCACTTTAAACTAAAACTTGATAAATATTATTATCAAATTTTAGGTGACGATATTGTAATCTATCATGATGGTGTTGCAAATGAGTATCAAAACATTATGAATGGACTCGATGTTGAAATATCCCTTCCAAAATCATGCATATCTTCAAATATGTACGAATTTGCAAAAAGAATATTTATTTCTGGTACAGAAATCACAGGGATCCAACTGAGAGGCTTCGTCGAGAATTATAAACAATATCATTTACTGTATCAAACAGTTTATGAATTAGTTTATAATCGAGGATATCTAACTGTTGATAATATTACAATACCTGATGTGATCTATATCTTAATGAGAATCATGAAGAGACAAGAGAAATTCGCACTTAACATTAAGTCAAGAGTGATACTTCTACATGCCTTTAATAAATTCCTTACTAAAGGAGAGGTTACTCCTCTTCTGGAACGTATTAAAAGCCTATATCCCCATTATGAAGGTCAACTTCAGTTACCTGAAATTGAGCTAAATAATTGGACATATATGGCTCTAGATGAATCATTAAGACAAATTAATGCAAGTTATATCAACTACGCTAATGATTTAATATTTAAACCATCAACTGTTGAACAAGCTGCAATAGGATTAGCTGATCAGGCTGATTTGTTAACATCTCCAATATTTTACTTAACAAAACTTCCGATAATAGAAGCTCTGAAAAACAATATCATGGTCCAAAGTAGAGCTAGAAATCTAGACTCACTTCGGGAAATTGTTAAAGCAATTGCTTTACCAACCTCTGATATTTTCGATAAGAGAAATGCCATCTTACTTTCATCAACACATGCTAAACTTGCTAAGAAATTTCTTAACAAATTTGAGCATTATGTTATAAAAGGAAGACTAGCCCCTATGCCAGATCCAAACCTAGGAACACAAGTACTAGACCATATAGCTTCGAACATGAGAAATTATCAAATAGATAAATCTTATGGATTAATCCCTCCTCAACCAGTGAAACCAATTATAGAGGATCCGAAACCGGATCCTTATAATGTGATGACACCGATGTGGTAGGAAACTAAACTGCAGTCGATCAAGCCCGATTGAGGGGATACCCCCCAAAACGTTCATCGGTCGATCTGTAATCTAATCTAACCGGTCTAGCCGAGTTATCAGTTTGGATTTATCCGACTGATGGGATGGCTAGAC